TCCTTTATGACCAATGGATCAGGTATCAGGAATAATGAAAAAAAGCCCCAAGCCCCAAGCCCCAAGCCCCAAGCCCCAAGCCTCAAGCCTCAAGCCTCAAGCCTCAAGCACCTGCGACATATTGTCGCGCGTCATATCGCTTCTTGACATGAATTGCCATAATGTTGCCACAATTGTCATATATAATATATGACAACAAAAGGATAAAAATGGAAATTGAACAATTAAAAAGAATAGCCGATGCAATTGAAGAGATCTTGCGTCTAGTTAAAAAAGACATGGAGCCAAGTGTTAAAAAAAGAAGCTCATAAAATCACTGGCGGCTTAAGTAAGCCATCCAAGATGCCTGGGCCGGCGTATAATCTGCCGGCCATAAGGTGCAAAACTGGGTCTAAGCTTAGAAAAATTAAAAATTCTGTATGCTCTGGCTGTTATGCATTAAAGGGGCGCTATGTTTTCCCCAATGTACAAAATGCCTTAGAGCGTAGATATCAAAGCCTGGACCACGTGCAATGGACCGAGGCCATGACCGTATTGGTTAAGGACCATCCCTGGTTTAGGTGGCATGATTCCGGGGACGTCCGAGACATTGATCACTTACACAAAATTTTTGAAGTATGCGCCAGCACACCAGAGACTAAACACTGGCTGCCAACTCGTGAACCCTGGGTACAAAAAATAGAAAAAGAAAAAATTCCAGAAAATTTATGTATTAGAGTATCCGGAACCATGATTGATGGACCTAGCTCCAAGACATGGCCATGGACCAGTACTGTATCAACTAAGACCAGAACCTGCCCAGCTGCGGACCAAGGCAATGAATGCCGAGACTGTAGAGCCTGTTGGGATAGAAACACACAAAATGTGACTTATGGAAAACATTAAAGAAATAATTTACTGTAGATTTTGCGATCAACTAACAGTGGAAGAAGTCGAAGTAATAAACGATAAAAGCATTGACGAAGTATCCTCAACTGAAGATTGTGAAGAGTGTAAAGACTACTGGAAATGAAGAATCCTCCTGGACGTGCGGCATATTGCCGCGCGTCAAAATGTCCTATTGACAGAATCTCCAAGCAACAAGCTCCAAGCAACAAGCTCCAAGCAACAAGCTCCAAGCAACAAGCTCCAAGCGCCAAGCGCCAAGCGCCAAGCGCCAAGCGCCAAGCGTGCGACAATATGTCACATTGACACAAGATGTAGGGGTGAGACATTATGTCTAATGGATCAAGGTCCACGGATATGGTATTATGATAACTATAACAAAACGAAACGCGCACATATGCGCAGCTCAACGCGAGCCGTCTCACAACCCCGGGACATTTCGGGCCATAAGCCGCCGTATACATGCGGAGAAACGTTTAATGATACGTCTCCGTGGCGCAGTGCACCTGCCCGGGGGCGAGTTATTCCCTTACCTGCGACAATATGTCATATTGACAGAAGCTCCAAGCGACAAGCTTCAAGCCCCAAGCAACAAGCCTCAAGCTTCAAGCCATCCCTAGCCAGTTCCCGGATCCGTGAACCACGGTACATGGATATTGGAAAAGTTTTTGATGCCCTCGGACCGAGGGCCTCTACTATGATAAATGTGTTGTGTGGATGTTTCACATGGAACGCAATTTGATGCGGAGAAAATTTTAATTTTTTACCCTTTGTAACTTTTAATTCTACTGTGAAAAAGTGGCCAGAAGTATTATAGCCCAATAGATCAGGAGTACCAAGAGAGCTATAGTTTTCAATCCTAATCCATGAAATTCCCTTAGAATTTTTACGAAGTTTTTGATATAATTTTGCCTCTGGACCCATGTCTTTATCGAGGTTACAACCTCGTTCATTATAAGGTATTTTTAATAAATTTATCCGGCAGTTTTTTACCATCCTCAAGAGTTCGCAATAAGACAAATATAGAGGGTTGGCCAATAATATTGTTCTCTAACACTTCAATTGTTTTAATTTCATGCATAGAATCATTTTTTTGAATATAAACTGTAGCATTTTGAATAGCATTACCTTTCTTATTATCAACAAATTTTGCAAGATATTCCATTAAATGTTTTACGTACATTACATTCCCGACTTTCTAATTTGATTTACTTTACCCTCTATTTGATGAGACAACTTCTTATTATCTTCTTCTAATTCAGTCACTCGTCTTTGAAGTTTACCATTGTATCTTTGATGATTTTCGTTAATTTCTAATGCATTAGCTAATGACTCATCTAATTGTTTAACACGAGCTTGTAACTCTTCAGATAATTTATTCACCAATTTTTTAGTTCCATCCAATAAAACTTTATCTTCCAACCATTTAGATTCTTTTTGTTTCCATTCCCAAATTTCTTTCTTGTGTTGTTCAATTAACAACAGCAAATCGTCTGTCTCTTTTACCCTATCCATTATTTCATTCATTTTCTTATAACATTCTTCCTTAGTGTTCTAACCAATCTTTCATTGTTGACATTATATGATAGTTACCTTAAAATGTCAATATGGGAGTTCCAAAAAGACTGACAGAAATGCAAAAAAGATTCTCCGAATTTATAATATTTGGTGGACCTGACGGGCCTGTATCACAGGGAGAAGCAGCAAAGCTAGCTGGCTACAGTCATAACAGAGCAAGACAAGAAGGATGCGAGCTCATGAATCCTAGACTGTCTCCACTAGTAGTAAGATACATAGGACAATTGAGAGAAGAAAGACTTAGAAAACATGCTGTTACTTATGATGGCCATGTAGCTGAATTAGATAGAATTAAAAATTTAGCGTTAAAAAAGGGTTCTTTTTCTTCTGCGGTAAACGCTGAAACCAATCGTGGAAAGGCCGCAGGACTATATATAGAACGCAAAATAATAAAAACAGGGAAACTAGAGGACCTAACAGAAGAACAACTAGAAGAAAAGATGAAACAAATTTTAAGCGACTACGCGCCACTGCTGAATGCGAAGATTGTTGAAGGGGAAGCAATTGAGTCACCTAAATCTTCACCATCTTCTTCACACAAGCCAAAGGAATCATCGTCCGGTCCCCAAAACTCAAAGAACCATCCTCTTCCCGATCATAAGACGCAAACAGTTTAATAGCATACCTATCTTTATTATACAGCCACCCCTCATTAATAGGAGAAGCTAACTTCATCTTACTAAATGCCCTATCATCAGCCCAACCACTATCACTTAAGATATCAATCCATTCAACTCTTACCTTTGAGTAAGGAATATTGTCTGGTTGAGTAGTGGCCACGATTCTTCTCTTCACTCTCGGTCTTCTTTTTTTGGGTTTTCTTCTGAGCATAATAGTATCTAGGGTTGTGTCTCCAATTGAATATATCCATAAATCTCTCCATTGTAAATCTTGTATATAGGGATGTGAGAGCATAGACAGGTTAATAAAACACACAATAGTTTGCTTACCCCCCTAGAGACTGACGTATTGACATATTCTAAAAAATGAAATGTCACACAATATGTCACTATTTTGGTTAAATTCATATTGATTTTACTATGTTTTTTATCTTTCTTACAGTATGACAGATTATTTTGATTTGAAAAAAATAAAATAAAATCATTTATTTCTGTGAGATTACTATATGTGTCTGTCTGTCTTTTTTTGCCATATTTCTGCCTTATTTTAGCTAAAATTAAAGCTAGAAAGACAATGGGACTGGGATCTCTAAGAAACACCATCAAAAGAGTTCGTAAATCCTAAACTCTGTCGAATAAGTATCCGTAGTATTTCTGCCTTATTTTAGCCACAATTAAGTCCCGTGGGAAATAATAGGGAAGACCCACGGGTCTCATTAACGGTGACGTCAGCAGGACGGATGAAAACTGATCGCATAGAGCGATCGAGGGAATCAGAGACATCCTGCTGACTTGGGTCAAGAACTCACCAATCCTTGTTAGATATTCTCTGCCCCTAACTGTAAAATCTGTTAACATTTAATCTTTTCCTTCTATACTGGTCCCTTTAAAAGGATCCTTCGAAGTGTCTCTATTGTGTTCGTCATAATCTTTAATAGGTTCTAATTCGTCTTGTAGCTTTTCTGATACTGTTTCTACATTCTTCATTTCCCACTTGGTAATGATGTCGCTAATCTGTTGGAAAGGATAGTTCCTTGCAACCATATCATTACGATAGGCTTTAATTTGTTTTAATAATTCTGCTACTTCTTCGTTCATTGTCCATCCTTTTCAAATTCCTCTAGTAATGCTTCAGGATCTATTTTAGCTTGTTTCTTTTCATCTCTTTCTAATTCATGATACATGTCTAGTCTAGCCAGCCATCTATGCTTCCAGAGCTTTAATATAGCGTCCTGTATCTTAAATTCTTGGTAATATAGGTCAGGAGTACATATCATTATTACGCCTTGTCTAATTTTGGATCCGTAGACTTCGTCATGAGCCATGGCATATGCAGCAATTTGCATATAGTAGTCGCCTACCCACTCT